GTAGACGATTCTAGAGAAGGTTTAGCAGATCACTATACTGAAAACATTTGGTTGTCTAGTATGGGCGGTGGTATTGGTGGATACTGGGGTGATGTTAGATCACAAGGTATGGCTACTAGTATTGGTAATAAAACTACAGGAGTAATACCTTTCATGCACGTGGTTGATTCACAGATGACTGCGTTTCATCAAGGTGCAACAAGACGTGGTAGCTATGCGGCTTACATGGACATATCTCATCCAGAGATTGTTGAGTTTATTGAAATGCGCAAACCAACTGGCGGTGACATCCATAGGAAAAACTTAAACTTACATCACGGTGTAAACATATCTGATGCTTTTATGGAAGCAGTAGGTGATGGCAAGCCTTGGGATTTAATTGATCCTCATACTCAACAAATTATAAAAACTTTAGACGCTAGAACTTTATGGATTAAACTTCTTGAAACAAGAATAGCTACAGGAGAACCTTATATTTCTTTTGTTGATACAGTTAACAATGCTTTACCTCAGTCTCAAAAAGACTTAGGTTTAAAGTTTAATCACTCTAATTTATGTTCAGAGATTACATTACCTACTTCAATAGATAGAACTGCAGTATGTTGTTTATCTTCTACGAACTTAGAGTACTATGATGAATGGAAAAACGAGCCGTTATTCATTGAAGATTTAATTCGCATGCTTGATAACGTGCTAGAATCTTTTATTAATAATGCTCCGCAGTATATGTGGAAAGCAGTTAATAGTGCAAGACATGAACGCGCAATAGGGTTAGGAACAATGGGTTTACATACCTACTTTCAAAAGAGATCCTTACCTATTGATAGCCCTATCTCTAAATCTATTAATGAAGATATCTTTAAACATATAAACAAACAAGCTCAACTCGTAAACTATAAGTTGGGAACTGAGAGAGGTTCCCCTTCAGATATGGAAGGTACAGGCAAAAGACACTCCCATGTGATAGCTATTGCACCTAATGCTTCATCTTCTATTATCTGTGGGGGTACGTCTCCGTCAATAGAACCCATGCGAGCAAACGCTTTTTCTCAAAAGACTTTGACAGGTACATTTGAAATACGTAACAAGTACTTAGAGAGAAGGTTGATAGAACTTAATAGGAATAACAAAGAGGTTTGGAAATCTATTACTACTAATGGTGGTAGTGTACAACACTTTGATTTCTTATCAGACGAAGACAAAGAAGTATTCAAGACTGCTATTGAGATAGATCAAAACAGATTGATTGAATTGGCAGGCGATAGACAGAAGTACATTTGTCAATCACAAAGTCTTAATATATTTTTACCACCTGATGTAAACTCTAGAGAGTTACATTTAGTACACTATAAAGCATGGAAAAATAAAGTTAAAACTTTGTATTACTTAAGAAGTCAAGCTTTAAAAAAGGTCGAGAACTTGACTACTAAAATAGAACGAACAGTGAGACCTGATTATAAACAACAAGAAGAAGAGACTTGTGTCTCTTGCGAAGCATAGGAGAATAGATGTCAGTATTTGAAGGAAGAGAATATTATAAACCGTTTGAATATCCGTGGGCGTTTGAAGCTTACGATCAACAACAAAAGATGCACTGGTTACCCAGTGAAGTACCGCTACATGAAGATGTAAATGATTGGAACTCTAAGATGAATGATGCGGAAAAGAATTTAGTAAAACAAATTCTAACATTTTTTACACAAGGAGATGTAGACATTGCGCAAGCCTATATGGATGTGTATATGCCAATGTTTAAAAAACCAGAAGTGCGTATGATGTTATCTGCTATTGCTACATCAGAAGCTAACCATGCGCACAGTTATTCTTTATTGAATGATACTATAGGTATGGACGATAGAGAGTACAAAGCTTTCCAAGAATATAAAGAGATGGCAGACAAACATAACTATCTTTGGGAAAGTAAAGGGGGCACGGAAAATCAAAAAGCTATTAGAGATATGGCTGTGTTCTCTGCGTTCGGAGAAGGCTTACAATTGTTTGGCTCATTCATTATGTTATTAAACTTTCAAAGGTTTGGTAAGATGAAAGGCATGGGGCAGATTGTTGCATGGTCTATTAGAGATGAGAATCATCACGTTGAAAACATGATTAAGTTATTTCATACTATACTAGATGAGCAGCCCGAACTTTGGAATGATGAGTTCAAGAAGTCATTGTACGATATATGTAGGGATATGGTAAACCTCGAAGAGAAGTTTATAGACTTAGCATTTGCTCAAGGTCCTGTTGAAGGACTCACTGCTGATGATGTTAAAAAGTATATTCACTATATGGCAGACAGAAGACTGTTACAGCTAGGACTGAAACCTAATTATGGTGTAAAAGAAAACCCATTAGATTGGGTAGACTATATAGTTAATGGACAAGCACACGAGAATTTCTTTGAGACTAGGTCTACTGAATATGCTAAAGGTGCAGTACAAGGTGACTGGTCTGATGCATTCTAGTATTGACTTTATTAAAATAATGTGTTATAATTATATTAAGTTTAGTGGGGGGCACAAAGAACCTTTCGAGCCTTAGATGGAATATTTAAGGAAAGTTTGGGGATACTCAACTTCCACACCGAGTGAAGGGCAGATTGAAAAGTCTGCCCTTTTTTTATTATAGGAGAACAAATGAATCAATATCAATACCCACACTCTACCCCTTACGATAGCCTTGCAAAAACGCTATACCTGTCATTCACTGATTTTCAATTGACTAAACGTAACAAATTTGATAAACTCCCTATCAAAGATAAGGACTATTGGAGAGCCTTAGCTGAAATATCTAAACGGGAGAACCTATGGAAAACATGAAGAACACAGTTTTTGGAATAACAAAAAACTCTATCAACTCGCTTGTAAATATGTTTGGTAGTTCTGTATCAGAACAGAATGAAGAAAGTCTAGAAGACTTTGCCAAGACAGAATATAAAGAAGATTGGCAGTGGGCTTTGTCTTATTACAAAAGCAACAAATCTTTTCCTCGTAACTATATAAAGTACTAGGAATAAATCAGACGAACTGGGTAGTGTAAACTACCTAGTCCTGTTCTGAGAACTCATAAAAGAAATTATTATCATCCCCTGCAGTATACTTAGATTTATTCTCAACACCATATTCAATAGTAGATACCTTATAGTCTGGGAACCTCATCTTCTTTGGGGATAAAGACTTATCATAAAATATAACCCTGTTATTAGGCTGAGCCGCAAAGTGTCCGTTGTCTAATTGTATAATATTGAAAGACTTATGTTGTGTAGGTACTTCAGAATACCCAATATCTGGTATGTTATATTCAGGATGACAACTATCTATAGTATATAAATACTCCCCATAATAAAAATTCCCGTTTGGAGCCTTGTATTTACATTTCCCCGACCCAACACTCACCTTTTGTATAACTGAGATGTGGTAGCTAAAACAATCCCAAAGCTCTAGATCCTCGAGCTCCATCTGTTCTTGCGTTTCTTTCCAGACGAATGCCGATATAGGGAGTTTATCGTAGAGAGCGCCCGTTTCGTAGAGATAGGTCTCGAAGTATAACGCACGCCCTTGGATTGATTTGGCAGTAATCCATATACCTGGTTCATACTCACCGTGCCCCCTCTCAAAATCATAGAGATACTCCTTTTTAACAAGGACTTCAGTTGGCGGAACATTAGCTACTAAGAACGCCACTAATGTGCCAACACTCTAATAATATAAGATAGTTTTTCTGCACGGTGCGGTGTCTGCATAGCCCAACGAGAGTCTAGCATTTCATCAGATGCAATTTCGTACTTCCTTTGAGACAAGTTACTTAAGAATTTTTTAAATTTACCAACTCCACTTTCGCCAAGTTGGAATACCATTTCTATAAGAACTTCTCTAACGATACTTTCGTGATCGTCAAGATCGATATCATTGCTTTGAGCAACGCGCATAGCCCCTTGACGAGCGTTTTCCAGATCCAGTTGAAAGGTTTCTTCAAGATCTTCCACGCTGTATTCAATACCTTCTTCATATTTGTCCTCCTTAGTTATCAAATGGCCCCAGCCTATAGTGGCTTTGCCAAGTGAATCTAAATATACGGAACTCCTAAAGCCCTCATGTTCCTTTACTCTCTCCTCTAAATTTTTTTGCATTTATATATTCTCCTATTTCTTTTTTGTTAGTAATCCCATAGCACCTTTAGCTCCTTTGATACCAAAGCTGGCTGAACAGGCTATGTATAATAAATGTTTGTAGTAATCAGGTAATGAATGTAGTGCTTCAAATCCTGCTTTAATGTGGGGTGTCCATCCAGGAATAAATACTAGTACCGCAGGAACTAACAGGCATAATAAAATTACCTCGTCTTTCCACGAGCCTTTCATCTGATCTACAGCTGAAGCTTCCCAAGATATTTTACCTGCAATCTGTTGCTCCTTTAAACTTTTCTGCGCTTTAATTTCTGTCAAAGCTAGATCTGCTTTAGCTTTTTTAGTCTCGACAAATCCTTTGACTGTATCTCCTAGTAAAGATGTTAGCGGACCTATTAATAAATTAAACATTAAGATACCTTTCTAAATTTTTTAGTTTTCTTTTTTATGTTTTTAGGTTGAGCCACAAACTGTTTACCTTGGGCTTTGCCTTTTCTCTTTGCAGCAGTAGTTGCTGCATACTCACTTGATGATAAATTTTTTATAGCAGATGAAGGTAAGTATCTTTCACCTGTAGCTTTAGGTCCTTGAGTAGAAGGCTTGCCAGATTTAGTTCGCCACTTCTGTTTAGTCCATGACTTAAGACTTCTTTGTGATTTTTTTAGCGCCATGACTTTTCCTTATGCTTGTCTTTCCTTTTTTAAAAATGTTAGCAACTTTGTTTTTACCCATAACTTTAGCCCTTTGTTCTCCAACAGTAAGGATTTGAACTTTTCTTGCAAACGGTTTCTTAATCTTCCGTACTTTTGCAACCGTCTTTTTTGCGTCAGTCGGAGTAGCAAACTTGATACTAACAGTGTCTTTCGGATTCTCATCTGTGTATAGTCTTCTTCCTGATCCCTTAGGTTTCTTACCTGTACCTACTTTAGGATCAGCCATTTATACTTTTTATAAATGTCATGACTTATAGCCACCACCCTTAGCCTTATATTGTTTGGCTAACATTTGTGCTTTTCTTGCTGACCATTGTCCAGGGGCACCACCTTTTCCTCCAGCTTTAATCCTATTGAATAAAGCCTTACGCATCGTAGGTTTAGTATAGTTACCTGCTTTGTTTACAGTAGATTTTTTAGTCTTTGAACTTGTCATATAAAGCCTTTACAAATCCTCTCATTACAACTTTTTGTTTAGGACCACCCTCTCCTCTTCGTTGAGATAGAATAGCTTTCTTTATCCTATCAGCTTTAGCTCTAGCTCTAGATCCAGGAGTAGAAAACTTTTTCTTCTTGGGTTTCTTTTTTGTACCATTCTTTGTTTGCTGATACAAACCAGCCCTAGCTATAGGCATTAGGTTTTCTTTTTCTTAGCCTTCATTATTTTTTTCTGAAGAGCCTCTGGTAATTTCTTTTGTCCAGCAGTTAAACCTGCCTTAGCCATTGTCTTCATCATATTCTTCTTTGGTGGTCTGCCCTTTTTACTTCCGTATGTTCCTGGTCCTTGTGGCATTACATTTCCTCCTTAGTTTTAGTATGATACTTTTTACCATTCCAAGTAAATTCTTTAGCACCTTCATTTCTGAAGTGTCTAAAAGCTTCTCCGAAAGATACGCCACCTTTAGATACTCCGACATTATAGTTCTTATCTTTTTTGCCAGCTTTAGGAGATTCTTTTTTCTTTGGTGCTTGTAAAGATGGAGGACCTTTAGAGCTAGGAGTTTTTTTCTTTGGAAAAGTTTTTGAATCTTTCTTTACTATTTCAGATTTACTTCCACCTTTAGATTTTTGTGGGGCTGAATTTGGATTCTTTTTTATCTCACTCTTAGGAGATGTTTTTCCTAATGGAGGTCCTGCTTTAGTACCTGTCTTACCAGTTTTATTTGGAGACTTAGGTGTGCCTCCTGGTGCATTTGATTTAGAAACGTTGGCTTTCTTTTTAGCTGGAGCTCCTATTCTTGGATTATAATATTTACTCATTTGTTTTCCTTTTTGTTTTGGGGTTACTCAGAATCGTCTGATTCTTCTTCAACTACAACTGCATCTCCACCAACTTTAACAGTAGGAACAGCTAGTATTATCTCATCTGTAATTTTTTCCATAACAAGTATTATACCACTAGAGAAAGTTGTTGACAAGGGGTAAAAAACGTGGTAATATCCCCAATCTACAGGAGAAAAACATGGCAAGAACAACAAACAAAAATACTTTAATTGATACGTTAAATGCGGTCATTAAAAATAAAGGCAATAAAGCGGCAGCCTCTAGATCCCTAGGAATACCCCGCACTACGTTAATAGAAAGAATAGAAGCGGCTAAATTACAAGGGGTTAAACCGACTATCGTGCCCCCTGATGCAGAAGCGGCATTGATTGAGAAAGATTTCGAGCACGATGCAGAAGTTAGGGAACTTAAAAAGAAAATAGAAGCTCTCGCGAAAGATAATATCTCTCATCAAAGACTTAAGGACAGCCTAATCAAAGCAGAAAAGCATGTAGTCAAACCACCTAAATGGTTAACTAAATCCACGCCTGCGAAGGGGGCACCTGGAGTTCCTACTATTTTCCTATCGGACTTTCACTGGGGTGAAGTTGTGGATGAACAAGCTGTCAATGGTATTAATAAGTATGATAGAAACATAGCCTTGAAAAGATTTAAAAATGTAATCGAAACTACAATTGACTTATGTACTAATCATATGGTGAATCCTAAGTATCCTGGGATTGTGGTACCTCTAGGTGGTGACATGATATCTGGAGATATACATGACGAGTTAGCGGAAAATAATGACGGCACTAATATAGAACACGTGCTAGATTTATTAGATCACTTGACATGGGGTCTTGAGAAATTTGCAGATGTGTTTGGTAATGTGTTTGTTCCATGTACATTTGGTAATCACTCTAGAACTTACAAGCAATACCGCCACAAACAAGCCGCGAAAACTAACTATGATTGGATGCTTTATAATTTGTTAGCAAGGCATTTTAAAAATGACAAACGTATACAATTCCAAATACCAACAGGGTTTGACACGGTCTACAAGATATACGGTGTTAGTTATTTGTTAACACATGGAGACAGATTAGGCGTTGCAGGTGGTTCTGGTATAGTAGGTATGCTTGGTCCTATAGCTAGGGGCGTTCAGAAGATTAAGCAAGAGTATAATAATCAAAACAAAACTATTGATTACGTGATACTAGGACACTACCATCAATACATATCTTTAAAAGGTACGATTGTTAATGGATCAACTAAAGGGTATGATGAGTATGCTTACTCAAATCGTTTCGTGTCGGAAAGACCTCAACAAGCTTTATGGTTTACGCACCCTCAGTATGGTGTGACTTTCCAAGTTCCTGTAGTAGCTGACACTTCTAATGTAACCAAGTCTCAAGACTGGGTTTCTTGGATGTGTTAAGTACAAGCTAGGTTGTTAGGGGGTCTTAACCCCTAGCAACTGAGCATCATACATATTCATAGTCATGTCTTTTAAACCTTGTGATGATAATCGCATAGACTTGTATACATCTTGCATAGCTTCTTGTAATAGTCTATACAAGTCTGGCTGGAATTGATAAGTCCATTCTTGTGAACTATTAAATTTGTATAAGTCAATCATAATTTCTTGTAATTGTTTTTGAGATTCTTGTATTGCCTTTACATCACTATCTTGTCTACCAATCATAGCTATTCTAAAAGCTTCTTTAATTCTTCTGTTAAATCTAGATCTAATAACTTGTGTAGCACCTCCGTTAAATCTTTCTAATCTTAACAGCTCTCTGTTTTTAGATATTTCAGTAGGGGTAAAACCTGCAGCTTGTAAGACAATGTCTAATGCATTTAGATTGTCTGTTATTAAAGTACCTTGTTTCGAGTAAGCTCTACCACCATTTACTGAGTAACTATATCCTTTTCCTAAATTCTTAATGAACGTAGGAGTTAAAGCACTATATGCTCCCTTAAAACTAATACCTCCTGTGCTTCTAAGTTCTTCTATAAGACTTCTTGCATTTTGAAAAACAATAGCACCAGGTGCTCCTAAAAACTCTTCTATTCTAGCACCACTACTAATACCTAAAGCTCCAGCAACCGCTCGGATTTGACCTGATCCAGGTATAACTCCTAAACTTAATCTTTGTTGTACGTTAACATTTGCAGCAGCTTGAATAACTCCATTTTCAAAATACTCTATAGCTTTAGCAGGTAAACCAGCATCACTTAACATCTCTCTAAATTCTTTTCTAAGATCTACATCCACACCTGGGAATAGTCTACCTAAAGTAGATGCTAACCAAGAAGCATCATCTGCTCCTGGTAATCCAAAAGCTCCTCCAGTAATCAGTAACATTAAAAGCATTTTTGCAAATATTTTTTGACCTACTAATTTGTTACCTCTACCTCCTGCTGTAGCCATTCTATATAATAAACTAAACATCTGACTGACGTAAGTTTGAAATAAGAAAATTGTAGATCCAAAGCCTCTCATAATTTGTGGTCTATTTAATTTACCATAAATACCAAAACCTTCCTCCACCATGTGTTGTGCTAGTATTCTAGGAGTAACTATCCCATCATTATTATTTTTATTAAAAGCATATTGTTGATCAGCAGATAAAAAGTCATCTGCTTTTTTTCTAAAGTCTGGATTTTGAGCTAGTCTATGCGTAGCAATATAAGCAATCAAACGAGATACAGTTTCCATAGTATTAAAAGCACCACCGATTATAGTGTTCTCAGCTGTTCTAAAAGCATTTCTAGCTTTGCTTCTAGTTATATTAATAGCTGACCCTGTAGGCATGCCAGCCTCTCTCATAGCAGATCCTTGTTTTAGTAAACCACTAGCTATATCTTTTAAGGCATCTTCTTTTACATCATCAGGTAGTAATGTAAAATCTAAGAACTGATCTTGAAATTTTAGATTACCAAGCTTTAACATTTTAGTTACTTCAGCAGTAGCTTTACCTAATTCTTTAATAGCTAAAGGTGTATTAGCAAACTGAGATAACATAGGACCAACAAACTGTACGTTACTCATTAGCTGTAGTAAAGCTGATGATAAGTTGCCCCCTAAGAACCACCAGAAACCTAATCTTCTAGTGTTAGCCCACTCTTGTTTAGGATCGTTAACATAGTCTAACCATTTTATTGCAGCTTTTCTTAAGTTATCATCTGGATTTATATCTTTGTTTTTTAATCTATTAGCGGCAGAATTTATTGAAGCATTGTATCTAGTTCTTGAGGCAAACTCACTAGATGTTTGACCATACTGTGCGATAGATCTAGCAAAATCTGTTTCAAATCCTGGCACACCTCCTATTTCTTTTCTAGCGCTTAAGAACATATTAAAACCAGGAGTTTTATTTATGCCATATTTTTCAACTAAAAGTTTCTCTAGTTCTTTTCTAACTTCAATATAACTATTAGCATTTACATCAGATAAAGTTCCAGCCACTGTATCTAAAGTTAAAAAGTCAGCACCTAAATTTCTTCTCAGATCTTCAATCTCTACTTCTTGAGTTGCACTAATCTCATAGGTTTCTTGATTATATTTATCAGCTAAGTCTTGTCTTATGTTAGGTTCATCATTTAATACCTTATTAAAAACTTTACCTTTATTAAATTGTCTATACTCTACTAACTCTTGAGTCTCTCTATTTTTAACAGTAATAAAATAACCACCATACCTTTGTAAAGGAATGTAATCATTCTCTTTAAACTTTTCATATTGTCTCACATCATTAATAATAGCATTTAAGTTTGCAGTCTTCCCTCCTAGAATATTAGTAACAGGATTTATAATATCTTCTCTAATGTTTCCATCAGGTTGAAGAAAAGTATTAGTACTAGAGAGTTCTGTTCTAATTGCTTCTAGTTCTTGTAAGGTTAAATCTTCATAGGGATTTACACTATCAGGATCTTGTGAAGAAGACACACGTAAATTAAGTATCTTTGCAAACATAGGGTCATCTAGCAGATCTCTTCTATATGTATTTAAAATTGCTATGGCTTGAGTTATAATGGCTGTATTGTTTTCACTTGCAAGCATAGCTTTAATAATCTCTTGATGCTGTATCAACATAGCTTGTTGTACGTCTTCATAAGCTTTAGCTACATCACCTCTTAGAACTATCACATCTCCTTTCTTAACTGTACTATTAGCACCTCTGCCATCTTCTTGTGCTACAAATATGATTTCTCCGTTTTCATTTTTTCTATATCTTCCTCCAGGTCTTTTCCTTGTTTTTATTTCACCAGTCTTAGGGTCAGTATATTGTTCTTCTAATCCTTGTTGAGATATTTCAAATGCTTTAGTAAGAGCAGCTGCTGCTGTTGGATCTTTCATGATAGGTATAAAAGTTTCTAAAAGTTTTTCAGTGTATTGAGTAACTAAACTACTAGTCTTTCTATCTCTAGATGAAACTAATTCATATAGAGGAGTAAACAAAGGATACTTCTTTGCCCATGCTCTGGCGTGGCTAACAATCTGAGAAAACTTACCTAACTTTGATGGACTTACCGTGCCCCCTTCTTTATAAGTATCTTCATCATCTTTAATTTTATTTTCCATTTGCCTTGTCTCTGTGCGCAAGGTCTCTCTTGTAGGTTCTATTGGTGCATCTATAGGTTTATCAGATATATCAAACATATACTTATATCCTGCTTCCATGTTAGGGTTTCCAAAATCAGTGGCTTCGTTAGATACTTTTAATATTTGATTTTTTCTAAAAGGAATATAGGCTTCTCTATTAGAATCTTTAGAATATTCTCTTGCATTGAAATATCTAGTATCTTTAAATACATATCCATCATATCCTTTTTTGTCCAAGAAGATTGTTAAATCTTTTAATAACTCATCATTACCTTTTTGAGCTTTTATTATAAAGTTCTGTGACTGCTCAAGTGTTATAATATTATTTTTTACTAATTGATCTGCTAGTTTGTAACCGTTAATAGTATTAGATATACTTTGTTGTTCTAACACAAAAGGATTTTTTATACTAAGCATAGCACTTACTGTGTACTCATCGCCATCTACATTGTTATTATTTAAATACTCTTGAAATCTTTGTGAAGCTGACCCTGGTGAAGTAAATATAAAAGGTGAAGATGTGTCTGTAAAATCTTGGTTCTGTTTATTGCTAGTATAATAAGTAACTAAAGGAGTGGATGCTTCTGCTATCATTGATTCAGTAGGTAAATTAAGTTCAATTGCAGTTAGTGCTTCTAATAAATCTCTTACATTTAATCTACTAACTGTTCCATCTCTTTTTGTTACTTGATTTGTTCCTGCCATTTCCATCAAATTAATAATATCTCTTAGATAAAATCTTGGACTTATGCTCATCTCTACAAAAGAAGAAGACTCTGCAGATTCAGTTTGTTCTGCTCCTAAGATAAAGTTAGTAATATTTGAAGCGCTACTGCTTTCTATTAAACTAGTATTCTGTCTTAAGTCTATAAAATTATCAGAGTTTTGCAGAGATAATATTAAACTGTTTAAAAGTATTTGAGCTTCTTGCACATCATTAGAATCAGATACTCCTTTATAATTTTTGCCTCCTGTAAGTAATAGTATAAGCTGACCTACATCATCCCAAAATTTTGCAGCATAGGTATCTTCTTTATTTTTATATAAGGCTCTAATCTTCGGTAAGTAACCATTGATGACAGCATCATTAAATTCTTTATTCTCTAGTGGACTGCCTAGTCCTTGTGGAGAATTTTCATAAGAAGTTCCTGTTACTACAGAACCTTCAAAGAAATCATCAAATTCTTTTTGAGATTTATTAGTAAACTTAGTAGCATTATTACCTACAGTCTCTTTTAATTCTCTAGCATCTTCAGCAGCTTTTCTTTTTTGAATAGCTCCATATTGAACAGCATCAAAAATCTGATAAGGACTAGTGTATTCTAACCTTAGAAAAGATAAACCTAATCCGTTTAAAAATACTTTTAGTCTACTAAAAAGTTTTTCGATAATACCATTAGGAAAGTACTGTCCTGCCATGTAAGCTGCAAACTTATTTGCAGTAGCTTCTTCATTTCGGATATCTTCTAAATTAACTGATCTATCTTTTGCATACTCAGCATTGTATATTTTATCTGTGTTGTATTCTTTTCTCCAATACTTTTTAGCAGCAGAGTTTAATATTTTTATTTCTTCAGGTGTAAAGAACTCATTAGCATATAAAGCATGTAGAGCTTCATGATGTAATGTCCATGTTCTAGGATCAGCAGGGTTTACATTAAGAACATCTCCAGGTATACCTGTACTTCCTTCTCTGAAACCTCTTCCCATTAGGGCGACTTTAATAGATTGTTTAGCAATTTCTGGGGCAGCTATAAATAATCCGTTAGGGTTTCCTTTCTTCATAAACATTCTAATTACTATATCTAAATCTACTTTATCTAATCCTAATCTATCTAACTCTTGTCTAAATATTTCTTTTATTTTAGGTATATCATTTAAAAGATCAGAAGATAAATCTGTTGCTTCTGGTATTTTAGGCATGCCAGCTAGTTTCTTAGTTACTTTTTCTAGCTTCGCTCTTTTTTCTGAGATAACCTTTCTATAAGCTTGTTCCGCAGCAGCTTCTTCAGCTAACTCTTTTAATTGTTTTAAACTTAAACCAGGTTCTTTTTCTAGTAACTCATCAAATTCTTTATCAGATAATTTCTCGAAGTCCTTCTCACTCATATCATCAAGACCTTTTTGATATAGATAAGTAGTTTCTTGTTTGTATACTTTAGTTTCTTTACCTTTTATAGCTGTAATAATTTCTTTAAGGCTTTTATTAGTTAACGTTAAATTAGTAATTTCAGTATCAGTTAAAGTATCTTGACCTAAAGATATAAACAGTTCTTGTAATAATCTTTTTTGTCTTTTGTAAAACTCTAATTGTAAAGAAAGATTAAACTTTATTTGATCTTTGTCTTGTGCAGTTATTCCAGGAGCTCTGTCAATTCTTTCTAGAGACTCAGTTAGTTTATTAATCCTATTTGGAATATTAGAAGCTTTGTATATAACAGATTCACCACCTATACTATTTAAAGTTCCTCTAATTAAATTCTTTAATTTGTTATATCTTACTACAGGGTAAGAATTTTTTAATTCAGAAACAGCAGATAATCTTCTATTATCTTCCTTTAAAATTTCTATTACTTCAGAATCAGTAGCTTGTTCTATCGCTCTGTTATTGGCTTCTTGTTCCTGTATAATCTGATCATCAGTATATGAGTCCATATATCCTGTAGTTATACCTTGAGCAACTAATTCTTCTTGAGATAATGGCTCAGTTTTTTTAGTACCTGATACATATTTTTCAGTTAAAACTCTAGGTTCATAAGGAATATTGTTATTTAAAATATCTTCTAATCTTAGTCTACCGCTAGTTTTCTCTTTACCTTTTTCTTGTCCTTTAGGTACAACAATATCTCTTTCCATACTAAGGATTTCAGATTCACCAAAACTTCCATCACCAATATTTACTCCTTCAGGTAAAGGACCTTGAGGTCTTAACCCTAAATCTCCGTAGCCTAATGCCGCTAACTTTTGTCTTTCTTCAGGAGATATATAATTTAGTTCATCATCTACTGCATCTGCTACATCTTGTCTTCTTATAGCTTCAGCATTTTTAGAACTGTCTTGTGGTTTAAAGTCTTCTACAATCCAGCCGCGCTTTTTTAACTCTCTCTTCTTAGCATTAAAAGAGTTAGTATTCATCATTTCAATAGTTTCTTCTTCTTCCTCAGGTGGAGTTGATCCATCTCCAGTTTCTGGAGCTTCTACTTGAGTAAGTAAAGATACATCTTTTTTAGCTATAGCTATGACAGGATTTTCTATTCCTCTTAAAGTAGATTGAAGTACAATACTATCTACTCCATTTACTTTTGCTGTACCTTTTACAACATATTCAGGAGTAATAGAATTACCTTCAGAATCTTTAATGACTTCTTTGTTAACATCTAGCGCAGTGTATTCTCCGCCTACTGTATATCTTCTATTTTTATTTAATCCTGCCTGATCAAAGTAATCATTATCTTCTTCTATTGTTGCATTATCAATAGTACCTTCTAATCTTTCGGTCAGACTTTTCTTTTCTTTTGTCTCAGCATT